AGTGGGGCCGCGACGGCCAGCCACAATCCCTGCATCCGTATGCGCCGGGGGCGGTTGTTCCTGAGCGTATCGGCGAGCATAAGTACAAATACACCATCACTGAGCCGTTTACCGGGGCTGTACGTACCTATTTGCAGGAAGAGATTCTGCACCTGCGTTATTCCACCGATGACGGTTTTCTGGGGCGCTCGCCGATCACCATTTGCCGGGAGGCGCTGGGGTTAGGTCTGGCCCAACAGCGCCACGGTGCCAGCATTATGAAAGATGGCATGATGGCGGCGGGCGTCATTACGGCTAAAGAATGGCTGGACAGTGCAAAAGGCAAGCAGGCACTAGATGCGCTGGAGCGCTACAAAGGTGCAAGGAATGCCGGGAAAACGCCGATCCTTGAAGGGGGGATGGACTACAAACAGCTTGGCATGAGCAATCAGGATGCCGAGTGGCTGGCCTCCCGCCGTTTCACCATCGAAGATATTGCCCGCATGTTCAACGTGTCACCCATCTTCCTGCAGGAATACAGCAACAGCACCTACAGCAACTTCAGCGAGGCAAGCCGCGCCTTTCTCACAATGACTATGCGCCCGTGGCTGGCGAACTTCGAGCAGCAGATTAAATCCGCGTTGCTGGTGGCTTCTCCTGTGCCGGGTATTCGTTATCAGGTGGAGTTTGACTCCGCTGATCTTCTCCGCGCTACTCCTACCGAACGCTACGCAACCTATGAGCGCGGCATCAAGAACGGGATCATGAATCCTAACGAGGCCCGCGAACGCGAGGGGATGCCACCGCGTGAAGGCGGTGACGAGTTCAGCCAGGCATGGAAGCAGGAAGTCACTGTGAGCAAGGGCAATAAGGATGGTGACGAATGAGAGCCGGAAAGATGAAACGCCGCGTCACTATCCAGCAGTTCGTCAGCCACCAGGACCCGAACACGGGGTCAGTTACTAAAGAATGGCGCGATGTTGCCACCGTTTGGGGGGAGATAGACAGCGTAAGCGGGCGGGAGCTTGTAGCCGCCCAGGCTGAACAGTCAGAGATGACAGTCAGAATCTGGATTCGCTATCGCAAAGGCGTTACCACCAAAAACAGACTGACCTGCACAGAAAAAGGAATGCCTGTAACCATCTACGACATCAAAGCTGTTCTGCCTGATGCAGATCGTACCCGCCTTGAAATTATGTGCACCGGAGGGCTGACCAGTGGCTGAAACTATTGAACTTGCTGAAGCAAAACTTCACTGCCGTATTGATGGCGATGATGAAGATTTGCTCATTCAGGCTTACATCGATGCGGCTCTGGAGGTTTGCCAGAAACATATCCGCAAGCGGTTTGATAGTGGGCTGGAGCTTACCCCGGCTATCAAAATCGGTTGCCTGATGTACGTCTCTCAGTTGTACGAGTACCGCACGATGATTAGCGATGTGGAGGCGAAAGAGGTTCCTCTTGCTGTCTCAGCGCTGTGGTCTGTCTATCGTGACGTGGGGGTGTACTGATGCCGTGGCAACCCTTACGCCGTTGCACTGAGCCGGGATGCAACAAGCGCGTGAAGTCTGGTAAATGCGATGAGCATAAACGGGAGGTGTGGCGGGCACAGGATGCCAGACGCGGCCACCGTCGCGCCCGTGGTTACTCAGCAGCATGGGAGAAGTATCGCGCCCAGTATCTAAAACGCTATCCCCTGTGCGCTGAGTGCCAGAAGCAGGGCCTCTTCGTTCCTGCAAAGATTGTCGATCACATCATCCCTATCGACGGCGGTGATGATGTTCTGTTCTGGCCTGAGTGGAATCACCAGCCGTTATGCCAGACGCATCATAACCAGAAGACCACACAGCAAGACCCTATCACCAAAGCCAACCGCAAAGCGGGGATGTACCACGAGCAGGAAGAGCGGGCAGCACAGCGCAATAACTGGATGTATGAGGTTGATCATGAATGAGAAAGACGTGGTGAATCTGTATCAGTCGCTGGCCCGATGCCGTGATGGCTTCATGCAGACCCGCACCAGACGCGATGAGCGCCAGCCTGTGCAGCGCATGAGTGAGCGTGACCGGGAGTTGCGGGAATGCTTCCGCAACCGCTGACAGGCCGCACCGATGGGGTGGGGGAGGTTTTCAGGACGAACACGAGGGCGCCAGGCACCACCCGCCCCCTCAAATTTTTTCGCTCGGTGATTTTTTTGAAAATAAAACGAAAAGGAAAACAGTAAGTTATGGCAAGACCACCCAAACCGCCCGCTTACCTTGATGAAATCGCGGCGCAGCAGTGGAAAGCAAAGGCGAAGCAACTGGCGGAACGCGGTGATCTGACGCCTGCCGACTGGAACAACCTTGAGCTTTATTGCGTCAACTACTCGATGTACCGCAAAGCCGTGGAGGACCTTGCCGCGCGGGGATTCAGCATTGTGAACAGCCAGGGTGGTGAGAGTCGCAACCCGGCCCTGAGCGCAAAGGCTGATGCCGAAAAAATTCTCATAAAAATGTCGTCTCTGCTGGGCTTTGATCCGGTAAGCCGTCGCCGCAACCCGCCTGAAACTGAAGAGGAAGACGAACTTGACCGCATGGAATGATTACGCCATCGCCATAAAATCGGGCGAAATTCCGGCCTGTAAGCGGGTAAAACAGGCCGTCGAAAGGTACTTTTCAGACCTGAATGACCCCCGTTACGTGTTCGATACAGCGACTGTAGAGCGGTTTATTGCGTTCTCCCGGCTCTGTCCTCACGTCAAAGGGCCGTTGCGCGGTCAGCCTATCATGCTGGAGCCGTGGCAGCAGTTCGCCTTTGCTAACCTGCTGGGCTTTAAGGTCAGTGCTACGGGGCGCAGGAAGTACAGCAGCGCCTTTATCGAGGTGCCGCGTAAGAATGCTAAATCCACCGTAGCCGCGATGCTGGCTAACTGGTTTCTGGTGATGGAGCAGGGCCAGCAGGATATCTATACGGCGGCGGTGAGCCGGGATCAGGCCCGTATTGTGTTCGACGATGCCCGCCAGATGTGCCTGCTATCAAAGCCGCTGAAAAAGCGTGTGAATATTCAGGCTCATAAAATGATTTTCCCGAAGAATAACAGCCTGTTAAAGACTCTGGCGGCGAAAGCGGCCACCATCGAGGGGACTAATCCCAGCCTGGCTATTGTCGATGAGTACCACCTTCACCCGGATAACGGCGTTTACTCCGCGCTTGAGCTGGGTATGGGGGCACGTCCTGAAGCGGTTTTATTCGCCATCACCACCGCCGGGAGTAACGTTGTTTCCGCCTGCAAGCAGCATTACGACTACTGCTGTCAGATTCTGGCCGGGGAAGAGAGCAACGATTCGCTGTTTGTTCTGATTTACGAGCTGGACGATGAAAGTGAGGTTGATCAGCCTGAAATGTGGATCAAGGCTAACCCGAATCTGGATATCTCCGTTGATGCGGCAAAACTGGAGGCCACTATCCAGAAAGCGCGGGGCATCCCGTCGCAATGGGTGGAGATGCTGACCAAACGTTTCAATATCTGGTGTCAGGGTTCCACACCGTGGATGGGCGCGGGAGCATGGGACGCCTGCAAACTCGACTATGAAGAAAGCGAGCTGGCCGGAATGGAGTGCTATGCAGGTCTGGACTTGTCCTCAACCAGCGATATCACCAGTGTAAATTACGCTTTTCCGTTCGACAGGGAGATTAGGTTACTTACAAGGCATTATCTGCCGGAAGCGACACTTAATAATGTTTCCAACAAAAACCGCGCCATTTACCGCCAGTGGGTGAAAGCGGGCTGGATTCGTACCACTCCCGGCGACTGCATCGACTATGACCGCATCCGCGACGATATTCTGCGCGATGCCGAAACATTCAATATCCGGCTGGTGGGCTTTGATACCTGGAACGCCACGCATCTGCGTACCCAGCTACAGGGGGCGGGCCTTGATGTGGAGCCGTTCCAGCAAACCTATCTTAAATTCAGCCCGGTAGCGAAATCGTTTGAAGTGTTCGTTAACCGCAAGGTGGTGCGCCATCGCGGCGATCCGGTACTGGCCTGGGCGATTGGTAACGTGGTGATGGAGTCCGACGCCAACGCCAATATCAAGCCCAACAAGAAGAAATCCTCCAACAAGATTGATCCGGCAGTGGCTGCGCTGATGGCGTTCGGCACATTCCAGGCTGAGCATGAGGATTTTGCATTTGATATGAGCGAAAGCCACAAAGATCGCCTCAGTCATTTTGACGGGGTGTAAGGAGAAAGATTATGGCAGGTAAATCATTAGGCAC